TCGACTTTAGTGGGACATGCTGGAACTAATGCTTCCGATACAGATACATTTGCTTTTGCAACATACTTCGACACGTCAGCGACTACTGACAAGTTCCAGACATTGTATCGAGGTATCTTTTTATTCGACTGTCCTTTTACTGGTACAGCAAACTCTGGAACCATTTCTCTGTTTGGACTTGGAAAAGCCGATGCCTTGTCAGCAACACCCGACATTAACATCTATTCTTCTAATCCAGCGTCAAACACAACGTTAGTGGCGGGTGATTTTGATTCCCTTGGCTCGACTGCTTTTTCGACAGCGATAACGTATTCAGGGTTTTCTACTGTCGCTTACAATGACTTCGCATTAAATGCTTCAGGAATAGCCGCTATCGTCAACGGGGTGAGTAAGTTTGGTACTCGTAATGCAAACTATGACGTAGCGAACTCTCAGCCCCCGTGGGGAGATTCCCTGTCCTCTTGGTTACGAGTCGTGGCCGCCGATACAGCAACGACAGCAAGTGACCCAAAGCTCGTCATTGAGAGTTCCGTTTCCGCTCCCACGTTCAAACCACCGCAAGATATTATAGTCTTTGGAGAATAATATGAGCAAAGGAGGAGCTACAATTTCAGTGGTAACAGCAGTCATGGCTCTTTACGCTTGGTGTACTGCTCTTTCGTACACAATTTTCACCGACCATGCTCAATTAGCGAGTATTCAGACTTCAATCGAATCTATAAAAGAAACGAGCATTAGAATCGAGAATAAAATCGATAATGCTAAACTCATTCAAAGCTCATCAGATTCTTATTTCTCAAATGGTCGAATAGGAACAACGACAGAAGTAATAAAACCATTATGAAACATTCATTAAAAAACACAGGCTTCAAGAAACCTTCATTAAAGATACTTTTTCCTAAAGGAAAACCTCACATTTTAGGTATCACACCTCAAGCGTGGAAATCCTTCTTACCTTCATTCGAGCGACAGAAATTCGTATTTGATACGAATGCGTGCATGACGTACAGCGGAACGAACATTCTAGAAACTGAGCTTAATCATCTTAACAGTATAGGACAGATTCCAGTCGAGACGCTAACATGGTGCCGTGATAACGGATATTTTGACGAGAACGGAAAGTTCAATTTCTCTGACAGATTCTCCGCAATTATGAACGGAACAAATCCAGCAACAGGAAACTCCTTCGACCCTGTTTGGAGTGGTTTCGTGAAGTACGGTTTACTCCCTGAAAAAGACTTCTCATATACACTCGAGGAATCTAGACGTTTTATCACTCCGAGTGACTTCTGGAAGGACTACTACAATCGTTCTCTCATAACTCAAGAAATGCTTACGAAAGCTAAGAAGTTCAACGAGTTTTTTGAAATCGAATGGACATATAAAATTACATCAGGACTGAACGGAGCTATAAAATCGGTATGGGACTTCTTACAAGGAAGCGGAGGAAATCAGTTTTCGATTCTTTCAACAGCCTTACAATCCGCCCCTGTTCATATCGGAGTACCCGTATGTCCTAATTGGAACGACGGCGACGTAACGTACTGTGGAAAAAAACAAGCTGAACACGGAGTGGAACTTTACTCAGTTGAACAACTCTATGATATTCTAGACCAGTACGACCCGTTTCAAAAGACGTTGTCGAACGACTACTATATTCCATACGCTGTTCTTGCTACGATACGTCCTAAGACAAAACCCTATCACATCTTTACGGTTAATCTTCAGTTCGGTGATAGGTCGGACGAAGTGGTGTGGTTACAAAAATGTCTTCACTATATGGGGTATTTCAAACCCAGCTCAACAGGCTTCTATGGTTTGATTACGTCTAGAGCTGTACTCTCATTTCAAACTGATGAAGGTATCAATCCTACGTCGGAAAAGAATGTGGGACCAAAAACTCGTCTGGCGTTAAATGACATCTTCGGAACTCAAAGGTCGTAGATTATTATGCTAATATAATTGTATGAATCCAATTATTCGAGAACACATCATATCAGCTTGTCTTACGTTTGCGACAGGTTTTCTTACCACGGCAGGAGCTATGCTTTCAATAGGAACGATTGAATGGACATCAGCTTTCTGGGTAGCAGTATTACTCTCAGGAGTACGTGCTGGCATTAAGGAGGTAGTTGCACGTTTAGCACCTGTTTCACTTGGAGGACGCCCGTAATTATCAGTTAACAACAGAGAAAATACTCATATGAGTTACCTAGAAAAATTTGACAAGCAATTCACTGAATACAGTAACAAAGGAGTGTGGACTGTGGCGGAACGAGAAGGAAAGTGCGGAGGAACTGCACTTAATGCTATACGGAATTTTATCCGAGAAATAGACAAAGAGGTTACTAGTAGTTTCAAACTCATGAAACACGAAACAACGGAAGAGACTGTTCCTACAGAGCCTTCAACCCCCGAAGCTGTTGCATAAGAACTCCGTCGCCTCTCCTCTTAACTTCACAGGGTATGTGTTAATACCCCACACCGCAGATGTACTGCATGAAGGGGAGGCAAGAGAGTTTTTTGACAACTAAAGAAAGGACACACTATGCATGTAGTTATCTGTGCCAACTGCAAAAAAATCAAGCCAGCGTCTGAGATGATGCATCTCGGTCAATGGTTCTGCGACAACAAATGCTATGAGGAGTACGTTAGCCTCATTAAGTTCAAACCCCTAGTACCAACAGAACAAGAAAGGAATCAGTATGACGAGTGAGATACCTCAAGGGCACAAAATGTGTCAGGAATGTAAGACCTACTTCCCGATAACGTGGGTGCTTAACGGCACAGCAAAACGCCTCGGCTTTCAGTATTTCTGTTGCCAGAAATGCTTTGATAAGTTCTACCGAATCATCGAAACCCCTGCACTCCAACAACCTGCCATCTGCTTCAAATGAAAATCGTTCGTTGCAGTTCGACCAAATGTCGGTTCCCAATCGTGAAGGATATGGCGTTCAAGTTCCGAAACAAATTCTTCTGTAATCGGGGCTGTATCGCTCACTTTATTCTTGAGGAATCCCTCAAAGCTCAGAAACGCAACAAGTTTAAAAGGAGGTAGCCATGAGCCGTAAAGAGCGTAAACACCTCCGTAAGCAACGCAAACGATTCTTACGGGTTCGGCACTACGAATCGCACGCTCATCACCTTACAAAGCACCACAGGAAGCCACGGAGCCTAGGAGGGACAAGCGACGAGAGCAACATCTCTCACATTCCGCATTACCAACACCAGGCCTGGCACGCCATAGTGAGCAATATGTCGCCCGAGACGATTGCCTGTGTCCTTAACGAGAAATATCTCGACCCAGACTTCAAGTTTATCTGTGTCCGAAGATAACAAAAGAGAGCATGGTCTACCCTTGCTCTCCCTTTATTTCAATGCTACGATTTTATATGAACCGTTCCAACTTTTTAACACGAAAGGAGTCTATGAATAACAACAACTAACGCTCTGAATGAGCGAGCGCACGGCCAGTCTGTGCGCTTTTTACTTTATCTGATAATCGTTATGTAATCTGATATGTGGATAACTATCCTTGCATTCAAATACGAATGGGTTTATTATCCATTCATTATTCACTAACAATTATTATGTCAAACAAGATTAACGAACTATTTCAAGAAACAGTTCAAGAAAACCGAGAACAGTTTCTATCTGATATCGGTGCAACACGAGAGGACGTGTTAGAGGACGAAAAAGGTGCGTTTGTATTTTCTTTTGAGGAGTTAGGACACCCGAGCGAGGACGGTTGTTTCGAGACTAAGAAAGTATATTTACCAGCTAATTGCCAATATGGATTCTAACCCTTTTGAAGTTAAAACCATTCACTGCTCGATATACTATCAAGTTCCCGAAGAAGAATATCAAAAGTTTGAGTTTGAAGTAGGTAACATAGAACGAGCAATTGAAGAACTAGGGTCGATAGAACGAAGATTAGACACTCTAAGAAAAGAATATGCCATTAATAACAAAAATTGACATAGGTTGCGGTAGTCCTGAACAAAAGTACAAAGACTGCTACGGAATAGACATCTCAAAAAAGTATAACCCTGATTTGGTTCACGATTGTAACGAAGGATTACCCTTTAAAGACGAACAGCTCGACTTCATAAACAGCGATAATAGCCTTGAACATTTTCCTAACGCATATTACGTCTTGAAGGAGTGTTACAGATGTTTAGATTATTACGGAACAATGCGACTTGTCGTCCCTAGTGGTTCGTACTTTCCATTCAGGATTATCGGATTATGTATGGACGTTATGAGGTTCTGGAACTGGTGGATGTCTACTCCGTGGAAAAAGGAACGAGGACTTCACTATCAGTTGTTTACCAAAGCTCTTATTATCTTATGGGCGAACACAGTAGGATTCAAAATCCAATCTGTAAAGTCCAAGAAACTTGGAAAAGAAATAGAGTTAATTCTAGTCAAAAGATAATGAGATACCACTTCGATTCTAAACATCACGTCCACACTCTAGACGGAAAACCTCTTATCGGCACGTCACGAGTCGGAGACGTTCTAGCTAAACCTCTCACGTGGTGGGCTTCAGGAAAAGCTTGTGAGGTTATGGGTTGGTTAAATCCAAAGACAACACCACCCGAAACGTGCCGCCAAACGGCTGAAACCGCACTGTCAGCGATTAAAATGCTAAACGTGATGGGTTATATGAAGTTACTGGATAAAGCGTACAGGGCGCATTCTGTGAAGTTAAAGGATAGTGCAGTCGTAGGGACGGATATGCACGAAACTCTTGAGAACTACTCAAAGTTCGTTATAGAAGACCAACACGGACAACCTCGAGAGATGGAAAAATACGAACACCCGTCAGTTGAAATCTTCGCCAAGTGGTGTAAACAGAATGTCAAGACTATCCTCTTAACCGAAGCACACTGTTACTCCGAGTTTCTATGGTTAGGAGGAATCGTGGACTGTGTCGTTGAGGACAGAGACGGGAAAATCGCAGTTGTAGACTTTAAAAGCTCAAAGGAAGCCTATCCGACTCAATTCTGGCAGGCTACTGGATACGCTATGCAGTTAGAGGAAAACGGAGCGCACACGCCCGAAGGTGACAAGATTCTTGATATACCAAAGGTCGATTACGTGGTTGTGTTTCCGTTCGGAGCGTCAAAGCCCGAAGCGAAGTACAGCTATGATATGTCAGGAAACAAGGAAGCGTTTCTGGCCGCACTCACATTATTAAAAAAGTTAGAAGCAATGAAATAAAATGAGTAAAATATGGACAACAAAGGACGGAACGGAAATCCCGATACGCAATCTTGAAGATAGCCATTTGCTTAATATAGCGAAACTTATTAAGAAAAAAGCAAAGAATGGTATTACTGTTATGCACGGAGGTGGAGGTTGGGATATAGACGATATGTGGTATTACGAGGAAGAATTGAAAGGAAAAGAGGTTGAATATTATTTTGACTACGAAAGTATTATTAGAGAAATTAAGCGCCGAAAACTAAAATGAAATTAAATCTCACATTCGTAAAACGTACTGAACGAACATCTTCACGAAATGGAAAACCGTTTACCTCGCTTTCAATCAAGGCTAAAGAATACGGTGATAAATATCTGTCGGGATTCGGAAACAGCTCAAACAAGAGTTGGGACGTAGGACAGGAGGTGGAGGTACTCAAGGTGGAAGAAGTAGTCAAGGACGATAAGACGTATTACAACTTTGAAATGCAAAAGTCTGAACCTAAATCAGCAGGTGGAATTTCACCAGAAAACTTTGAGATTCTCCGTAAGGAACATTCTGAAATTCTCACCAAGCTCGGACGTTTGAACTTTACGATAAGTGAAATCCGAGAACATCTGACTGGACAGAAGAGGTTAGACCGTTTATCCGACGGTTCCGAGTTTCCGAACTTTGACCTACCGCCAGACGCTCAAGACGTTCACAATGACTAACCTTCCTCCGTGGAGTGTTCAAATGGCGATACAAGCCCGTGTAGACCGTGAATCAATGGTGGAGTGGGCTAGACGTGAAGAAACACGGGAAATACCCCATTTCACCCCAACCAAGCGAAGGAAATACAAGCTAAGTGAAGTGTGGTGTCTTATTAGTAGTTTTAGGCCATGAAAAGATTTGTAAAACCTATCAAGGACGAATTTTGGCGGAACGACTGTCCTATCTGCCCCGTCTGTAAAAAGAAGTTCCTCAAACGTGCGCTCAAACTACACATCGTGAATATGGGACGAGCGGAGTGTTACGAACAGGTTAAAGTACAGACCAATGACGGTAGTAACATCTTCACGTTAGAAAATTGTCCTCACCTCGTGTTTTACCTCAATCACCTTACTACTCAAAAGAAATTCGTTATATGAGGAAAATTAAACCTAAAGATATAGGTGCAGAATATTGGGACGCAATTCTTCATTTAGGTTTCGGTGATTTGAAGTGCGATGACGGAACTAATCACATTACGGTACCTACACCGAAAGGCTGGAGGTGTCCGAAAAAGGGTTGTCCTACTCCTTTCAAACACACTCACACTACCTATAGTATGTTAAAACCATGACCGACAACAAAGACATCATCAACCAAGAGGCTAGAACCATCTACACTATCCTCCGTGAAGCAAAGGACAAGACGGAGATAGGGGACTTTCACGGAATGTTCGGGGACGTTGAGACTCTAATAAGCTCTCTGGCGTTCCTCATTACACCGCTCCTAGAGCGTGAAATGGCGTACAGACAGGTGATAGTACGGGAAATGGCGAATGGTGCGCCTAATACGAAGGCGGAGGCCATAGCGAGGGCATCTAGGGAGTACCTGGATTGGAAGAAACTGCAGATGATTTACGATTTAGCGGAGGAGCAAATAAAAATCTTGAAGCGATTTCGTGGACTCATCGAACAAGAGTTTCAGCGCACTTGATACTAAAGAGGTTCTCTAGTAGAATAGATAAATGATAAAACTAACCTGTAAGAGTTGTAAAAAAGTATTTTTAGGTTATCTGTCTAACAATAGTATTCACTGTTCAAGGAAGTGCTACGGAGTTACTTTGTCAAAAGACAAATTAGGGCATTCTGTTTCAGAAGAAACTAGGAGAAAAATATCTCTTGCAAATACGGGGAGAAAACACACCGAAGAATCTAGGAAGAATATGAGTAAATCGGTAAGACTGTTCTACAAAAGAGGTGGTAAAACTTGGAATGATGGTTTGAGCGGTTACAAAGTAAAACCCATGTCAGAAGAAGGTAGGCGTAACATCTCACGAGCTTTATTGGGAAAGAAAAAGTCCTTGACTGCTTGTAAAAATATGAGCAGGGCTAAAAAGGGGAAGCCGTGGACAGAGGAAATGCGTAGAGCAATTCCCCCGAGTCTGCTTAAAGGGGCGGAACATCCTAACTGGAAAGGAGACAAAGTAGGTTATGTTAATTTACATTCGTATCTTAAAAGTCATTTTCCCAAAAAAGGAATATGCGACAAATGTAAAAAAGAAACTTACACTGAACGAGCGTTGAAAATAGGGCACGAATACACTAGAGATATTTCAGACTACGATGAACTATGTCGCTCGTGTCATAGAAGTCGAGACGTTATAGGGACAAACAATAAAAAGAAATTTGAAAGCAAACTTGAGATGGAATGGAATAGCACTAAATAATATGAAAATCTGGATTATCAGCGACACACATTTTGGACACGATAAGTTGGTTGAGCTTTCAGGGCGACCAACTAACTTTACCGACCTGCTTCTTGAAAATCTACGCAAGGTTCAAGGGGACATTATCATTCATCTTGGAGATGTGTGTATCGGTAAAGACGAAGACTGGCACAAAGCCTTTATGTCTAGGATTCCAGTTGGAATGAAAAAGATTCTTCTACGAGGGAACCACGACAGCAAGAGCGATAGTTGGTACTTAAAACACGGTTGGGACTTTGTGTGTGATGAGTTTTCGGGACATTACTTTGGAAAGAAAATACTGTTTTCCCACTACCCACTTCCTAAAGCAGACTACAATCTAAACATTCACGGACATCTACACGGAAATAATCACAGACACGAGGAAGGAGGGGTTGAAATTGTTGAGGGATATCATATTGATATCGCTCCAGAACTTTATAATTACCAGCCACTACTACTTCAAGAAGTTATCAACACATTATCCACTTGCAAAGAACGGTGAGGGGTGTACTATTGCTTTATGTTACCGTCAAATGTAAAATGCTTGGTGTGTATCAAAGGAGCATATATTCCCTTTGGTGCTTACGTTGCATTTGACGGTGCAGGTCAAACCGATACCCATTAAGTTGGGGTCGGTTTTTCCGTTGTAATACTGGAGGAAATGGCGGGGCGAACCTATTGCAAGCCACCTCTGGAAGCCACCTTAAACAGTAGGACACTTTATACCTGATGTGACTGGCAGGAACCAGCTAACTCGGAAAACAAAGTAGTCAACGTCCTCCTTGCTTGAAATGCTCTGGGGAGGCGAACATACGCGACAGCCGTACGGACTGAACCTTTCGCGATAGCGGAGCAGAAGAAGTGCCGAGAGAAAACGGGATTTTCGCTTCTTAAAGTCAAGTCATCAAGAGATGGCTTTTACCCCTCCTGTACTCAAAAAACAAAGTTTTCCTATCTTAGTTATACTTATGAAATCTAATCGTAATTGTTTCTCAAAAGAAGAACGTAGAATTAAGTTCCAGTACAAGGACTTCATTAAGGGTGTCTGGTGGAAAATACAAAAAGAAGATTGGTACTCACGTCATAGAAAACAGTGTGCTAGATGTCGTTCATTGAATGGTATACATCTTCACCATAAGAAATACCCTAAAAATGGTCGCTACTTAGGTTTACACGATAACGATTTTGTCGCTCTTTGTTCCTCTTGTCATAAGTTATTTCATTTTAGGGAAAAGACGAAAAAAAATATGCAGACAAAATCTAATCGATTTATAAGAGAAAATGGATTAGCAGGAACTCTTCATTAAATCTGAAAGATAACTGTGGATAACCACACTGTTAAAAGATAACAAACTATGCTAGTATGGAACATATCAGTCTTTTGACTAAGACGTTTGAAGTAAAAAGAGGAGCACCGCACGAGAAATCAGCGTCCGTAGTTGAGATTAAAAAGTGCTTAGGTGAAGATTCTCGTTCATTCGGTTACTGGTTGAAAATGATAGGAAAGGTTTCGTATACCGAGATAATAGGTATCTTAAAAGACCTTGAAACTCTTCCAGATAAATACTCAAAAGGGGCGACACTTACTAACATTCTAAGACGTAAAAATGGACTACAAATACATTCAAGAACTCCGACAGACACACTCAGTCAAGGCAATAGCTGAGATTATGTTTCGAAGCACCGACACAATACGAGGTTATCTTCACGTGACTGGCGAATGTGAAAAACACTCAAAACTTCTGTATGACAAGGAAAAGTGTCTGATGTGTCTCACTGAAAAGAAATACACTCCTGCTTACATAAAGCGACAAGGAATTGAGAATGAGTGCAAACGACTATCCTATCAAGACCGTCACGACTACGTTGTCCTTCAAAGGAAAATACTCGTAAAGTTCTTACGAGAAAAAGGCTACTCATATCCGAAGATAGGAAAGATGTTGAAGCGCGACCATTCGACAATAATGAATCTTGCAGAATGAAAAAACAACGCTCAATGAAGGCTATAGAACGTGAGCTTTGGGAGCTTTGTAGAAACATCACGATAAAAAGATACGGTAGTAAGTGTTATACCTGTTTCCAAGAGCGTCTAGAAGGAGCAAATCGACAATGTGGTCACTACTTCCCGAAAGGAGCTTTGAGTGCATTACTTAAATACGACTTACGGATTTTGAGAATCCAGTGTTACAACTGCAATATAAATCTAGGAGGTATGGGAGGACGATTCCGTGAACATATGAAATCAGAAATCGGTGACGAAGCAGAACAGAAACTCTACAACGAATGCTCAGCGTCAAAAGGGAAACCAATCAAAGCTCGAGACCACTATATTCAACTTATTGAGGAATATAAGAAACTCCTTTCTGTGGATAACTAGGCTTGCAATTTGAGCAGAAATAGTATACGATATCGTGAGTAGATATTTTTATACGCACTCAGTAGTGGCGGAAAAGGGAGACGCTAGGGGAGCAAGGAAATCCGCTTGTTACCCGACTGATACATTGGTTGATAGCCCATTAGAGCTGTGTGACGGCACTATACCTTTAAGGTAAAGTTATCTATGAAAAACCTGTTAGGTGACTAAACAACTACTGCAAAGCGGGGTTGTACGAAATCCTAACCTACTGAAAGCGTATCGAAATATCTACTTGACACTTCATTCCTTGACCCTGACTTGTTCGACAAGAAACTAGGAACGGAAAGATACTCAGTATCTCCCTAGTATGTAGTTTTTATCGACACGTTGGCTAAAAGGGTGAAGATGAACTATGAAAAACTTTAAGGTTTCATCAAATACAAAGTGGAGGAGTTTGGATGTTAAAGGAGAGTTAATCAGACTTTCTCCGTACATCGTTACTTTTATACACAGGCCCGCAGAGAACGAAAATTTGGAGCACGTTACAGAGGGGTGGGTTGTAACTGAACTAACAAGTGGCGCATCGGTGGCAACAGGAAGAACGAAAAAGGAGGCGGTAGAGGAATCTAAGAAAAAACTTCGTAATGTAACTCTAGAACAACTTTTAGTCGTTATTCGAAAAACTCACGGTAGATTTTTTGAGGTATGAAAAACCAAGAAGCCTTCATAACCAAACACCTCCTAGACTACGGGAAGATTTCACGGAACTTCTGCCTTCAGCATTTTGTTAGCAGGCTCGGAGCCTATATCTGTGATTTGAACAAATCGGGTTGGGAAATCGAGGGACACTTTGAGAAAGGCGAATACGGCTGTAAAGACTTTATTTACGTTCTCAAGAGTTCACCGTTCAAGAAGGTAATCAGAACAGTACCCTCACTTGGATTGGAGATAGTGTCCTACGACAAACTTGCACGTTGAAAAAGGTATTGACAAGATTTTAGTGTTTCTAGTAGTATATACATACTAATCTGTAGGGCAGATTGGTGATTAAAATCACTCACTCGCCCTACGGGTGGGTGATTTTTGTACATACATCTACGGCTCGGCGATAGGTTTCATCCGAGAGATACCAACTAACACCTAGAGTGGAGTGCTGATAACACCGAGGGACTAGCGTTTTATCCTTTCGCCCCTCGGCCTCATAAGCACTTCACTAAAAGCCTACACTCTCCTGATGCTAAAACACTTGTCAGTACCAGCAAGTTAAACGGTAACGAGTAACTCCGAGCATTGAGGTTAAGAGTCTAGCGTAGAGACAATAGTATCACTGTTTACCTGCCATTAAGAGATGAGGTAAAAAGGATGGTACGTTCTTAGAGGCTGTGGATAAAAACACTTGATTATTATTAGAAAACGTGTAATATAAACGTATGGCAAATTACTCCGAAGAACAGCGCAAAGATATTCTCGAACGCTCGGAAAAAGCTATCTCCTATCTAAAGACTTTAGACCTTCAGCCCGCCGCTTTCGTTTCAATGGCGAACACTAAGGACGGGTTGTTTGCTGTTAAGGTTGACGCCTACCTCCAAGACACACGTTACACCCAGCAGACTATCAACGTAAGTGACCTTAAATGATATTCAAGCGTCTGAAAAACTTGTGGAATCTGTCAGGACAAGACAACTATTACCCACTTCCAGAAGACTTAACGAAAAAGAACCAAGTGTTTCTAAAATTAGGTAAACAGTCAGAGTTTCACGAAATGGCAGTAGTTATAAAACGAACTCCTAAAGACCCAGTAGAAGCGATAATTGACGAACAATGAAAATATCACCATTTGGATACAATCTACTCATTAAGCCCGTAGAAAAGAAACAGGTTTTAGTATCAGAGCAGAAGTCTTTTTGTGAGTACGGTGTTGTGGTCGCAAAAGCTCCAAGTAACGACAGTCGTATAAAGGTTGGAGATGTAATCGCATACACCGTCTGGGGGATTAACAGTGTTGAAATTGAAAATGAAAAGTTTTACTTCGTACCCGAAGATGAGAGGTTTATTCTCGGAGTCATTGTGCAGGAATAGCTACCTACATAGGTTTAGTATCAAAGAACAATTCTATGAGGGTGTAAGTGAGGTGTGTGAGATATGTGGCCACAAACAGTTTTTCAAAGTCGCTAACGGACAACTGAATAACCTAGAGTATCTTTCCTTTCACGCCCGACAAGCTCTAGTGCCACAGAATCCTTTATTCAAGCACGAATATCCTGAATCAAATCTATGTTAGACACTGAACAGATAAAGGACGGAGTGAACAAAGACGGAGACTATCAATTCGGCAAACACACCTGTCCATACTGTAAAAACCCCGATACCGAACAGAAAGACGACCATTGGTACTGTTTTATGTGTACTGGAAAGTTTAATTCAAAACCAAATGTCTGAATCAAACGTAGTTCTAGGCAAGGAAGCTATGCAGGGAATGATGGACGGTATCAAACACGCTACTAAAGCGATTAGACTTTCCTACGGTAGTAAAGGAGTTAATGCGGCCATACAAGTTGACCTCTATCCATTCAATCAGACTGCCAATGACGCCAAAACGATAATTCAAGCTATCCAAGTAACCGACCAAGTTCAAAAGGTAGGACTTGATTACTTAAAAGAACTGGTAGACCGTCAAGACGCTACGAGCGGGGACGGTAGGAAGACTTCGCTCATTATTTCTGAATCAATTCTCGAACAAGCTCTAGCCTCGGGTTTATCAGGTATGGAACTAAAGCGTGAACTTGACGCTTTGATTCCAGTAATAGAAAAGAACATAGATGACCAAAAACAAGACATCACCGTCGATGACGTGTACAAAGTGGCTTCTATTGCTGGAGAATCGAAAGAGCTTGGAAACCTTTTGGGAGACATATATAAAAAAATTGGAAAGGACGGAATTATCATCCCAGAAGGTTCAGGAAATTATCAGACAACATTTTCCGTTATTGAAGGGGTTAGATTTCAAGGTACAGGGTATTTGTCGCCTTACTTGGTCTACGATGAAGTCGCCCAAAAAGAAGGTCGCCTCGAAACAAAAGCAATCTACGAAAACCCCATAATCCTCGTAACCAAGAACAAAATCACAAAGGACTCTGACATCGAACCTATACTCAATCAGTGTGTAGAATCAAGCAGACCTCTTGTCATTTTCACAGACGATATGGACTCGGGTGTCGCACAACGAATGATTGCCACACATCGAGCAAAGGTAGCTAAAATCCTTATCATAAAAGCTCCTGTTTTATGGAAACAATACGTCTTCGAGGACTTCGCAAAGGTAACGGGCGCAACGATTGTCGAGGACTCGAGCGGGATAACGTTTAAAACATTAAAGCTCGACCATCTAGGAACGTGTGGTAAAATCACCGTAACACAAGACGAAACGATTGTACTCGGAACAAAGGATTTTACATCTCATCTTGAAGCTCTTAAAGCTAATGACGAAACTGACAGCAAGCTACGTTTAAGCTGGCTTCAGACCAAGACCTGTATCTTGAAGTTAGGTGCGAACAACGAGTCAGAACTCAGCCATCTAAGGTTGAAGTGTGCAGACGCTATAAACAGCTCACAGTCGGCTTTAAAGGGTGGGGTAGTAGCAGGAGGTGGAGTAGCTCTATTAAATGCGTCTCAAGCGATGCCAAGCACTAAGGCGGGTGAAATATTGGCGATAGCTCTTAAAGAACCTCTACACCAGAATGAAAGAAATATGGGAATATTCGTTGGCACGACACTTGCATTTTCAGACGACATAATTGACAGTGCGGTTGTAGTTAAGAATGCCGTAAGGAACGCCATCGCACTCGCAAGTATCGTACTTACGACAGGTATTGTTATAACAAAACCTCCGAAAACTCCAGACCAGATAGCGTATGAGATGTTACAAAATAAAGGAGCTAGATTCTAGATATGAAAATAAAACTTGTCCCTAAAAGTCTGATTACTCTTAAGGAATTAAGTAGTTGGATGAATAAAAACGTACTTGACACCGATACAGTCATTGGTATAAGGAGAGATTGCAAAATAACCCGTATTAAAGAACTTTCCTATCACGGTCCTAGATGGACTACTGTTGGTGGAGTATCAATTTACTACAACCCTTAATTATGACATTTCGCATCGAGTATTAGTAATAATTTAAAAGGCTTGTCTAAAACGGCAGGTTGATATATATGGACTATAGCCTAGCAAAACGCCTTAAAGATTCTGGGTTTCCTCAAAAACCTGATGCAATTTGGGATAAACTTGTTGGGCCAGAACCAATATACTACCCCACCCTCTCCGAACTCATTGAGGCGTGTGGGGATTATTTCGAGTCTTTGGTACGAACACCAGAAGGAAAGTACAAGACAAATACTGATATCGGTTACTCCCACGATTTTGGAGCTTCTAACGGCACAACCCCCGAAGAAGCCGTAGCGAATCTGTGGTTAGCTTTAAACGAAAAGAAATGACATTCCGTAAACCCTGTGCTATGTGTAAGAAGAGGAAGTTTTTCGTAAAGAAAAGGTCGTACATAGTATCCAAAGTATCTCCTCTTCCGATAGAATCAGTTAACGAACTTTGTAGAAAATGCTTTAATATTATAAAATCAATACCTGTATGAAGGAAAAAGCCTATCGAAGAATCTGGGCTAGACGAGGTAGAACTCCAATTAAGGCAACTCACGAAGTAAAGTACGTTGAGTTCACAACCAAAAGCCAAGCGGGCGTAGAATACAAACATTACAAGCCTTTAGTCTTTCAAAAAGTATGAAATCCCCCACAAAAGACAACGAGCTAATGAGAATCTTAAAGGTATCTGTCCTTAATCATCTTATACTCAAAACAGACAAAGGTGACTTGACTCTTCAGATACGAAAAGGTGAAGAAACATATCAGTTTGTCCTAGACTCTGTTCCCGTAAGTGAAGAGAAACAAAAGGAATTAGAGACGTTCTATAAGGGTATTCTATTTTAATGAAATACTTTGTTTGGAATGGCTTCCTAAAGTGTACGAACCCATCGGAAACCAAAGAGTACACTATTTACTCAGGGAACTTTGCAAAGGACAAAGACGGTAATTCTATCGTTAGAACGGACGAAGAAATGGAGCGAAGCAATAAAGAAGATATGGAATACGATTATGGAGAACGAATCTGATAATCACGCACCAAAACAGATTAAACCCTATTTATGGAAAAAGGGTCAATCTGGTAATCCACTAGGGCGTCCAAAAGGTAAATCACTCAAGGAATACGCCCGTGAGTATTTTAATACGTTACCTGATAACGAAAAGCTTGAGTATCTTGAGTCGCTCCCAACTGATATTGTCTGGCGAATGGCAGAAGGAAACCCAGAAACAAAGAGTGAAGTAAAACAAGAAACCACGGTATTACCCATACTAGTCAAGTTCATTGATGAAAAATCAGGTAGTAATGGAAATACCCAGTGAGTACAGACGACTATTTGATACCGACTGGCGTGAGTCCGCAGTATACGGTGGACGTTACTCATTAAAGTCACACTCAGTAGCTCGAGTACTTTTAGTAAGAGCTCGCCAGAAAAAGATACGTGTAGGTTGTTTCCGAGAGTTTCAGAACTCTATCGCAGAAAGCTCACATCAACTCTTATCTGACTTGATAAAGCAATACGAGCTAACTGACTTTACGGTAAGCGATAAGGCGATAGTCAACAGGATAACAGGCTCTGATTTCTTGTTTAGAGGACTGTGGAACAACGACCAAAGTATAAAATCCATTGAAGGTATTGACGTAGCATGGGTTGAAGAAGCTCAGACGATAACAAAGAATAGTCTTGAAGTCTTAACTCCAACAGTCCGTAAAGACGGTTCACAGATTATCTATACCTACAACCGACTCACCGTAAGCGACCCTGTACATACGAGACTCGTCGAAGAAGGACGTCCGAATACTCTCATCATAAATGTTAACTACGATGTAGCGGAGAAGTATGGATTCCTACCAGAGGTTATCCGACAAGAGATAGCAGACGATAAGCTAAAGCGTCCTGTTCTTTATAAACAAAAATGGTTAGGAGAGCCGTATGTAAGTCTGAATGACTTGCTTTCTCTGATGTCTTTGACGAAATGTTTATCCTCTGAAGTGAACGAACAACTAGGAAGGACTATAATAGGGATTGACACAGGCCACGACATCTATTACACGCTAGTAAACAAGCAAGGCGTATACCACCACGGGTACTGCCAATCCGTTGCGGAATACATGGAGAATCACCCCAATGCCAAGGGGTACGACCCGTATACTGAGGTTGATATCTTACTTCGAGATAACCCCACATGGATACTAGTCGCCGACCAAGGCGGAGACCTCATAGGAGTGAGGAAGCTTCAAGCCAAGTACACAGGACGAGTGTTCCTCTGTTGGTTTACGAAGGAGACCAAAAATCAAGAACTTATACGCTGGGGAGAGAACGAGGAATACGGAAAGGTGTTAGTGGATAGAAACAGGACAGTTCAGTTGCTCGTAGACCAGATAAACGAAACTCGAATTACGTTTAACGGAACTCTAGAGGACTGGCAACCTTTCTTTAATCACTGTCTGAACATCTATCGTGTGAAAGAGATACAAGGACAAGACGAGAACGACCCGCAGTATGGCTGGAGGTGGGTCTGGAAGAGAAAATCTCATGACCATTACTTCATGTCTTTAGTATACGCAATTGTCGGTCTAAATCGTTTTGGTGAAGACCTTGCGATGGTAATACCTAAAAACAATAAGTTTATGAGTGGTGTTGAAACCGCCAGTTCAGTTGATGGTTCAATACGAGGAGAAAGATTTATCCCAAAGCGTTTTGTTCAAGACGTAGTGGATTTTTAATGCTAAAATACAGCTATGCCAAAGGGTATTAAAGGTTTTGTAAAAGGTAATACATTAGGTAATCTAAATAAAGGTAGGAAACTTCCTCCTTTAACTATTGAGCATAAAAACAAGTTGAGGGACGCTAATATCAGGAACGGAAATAAACCACCTTCTCCTAAAGGAATTATACGTTCACCCGAAACTCGTGAAAAGATGCGCTTAGGACAGTTGGGAAATAGTCATGCACTAGGGGCAGTCCGAAGTTTAGAAACAAGAAAAAAAATAAGTGAGTCGTTGAAAGGTGAAAAACATTTTAATTGGAAAGGTGGACGAAGCTCTGAAATTGAAAAGCTTCGCCATAACTTTGAATACAAACTATGGCGTGAAGCGGTATTCAAGAGAGATAACTGGACATGTATCTGGTGTGGTTTCCACGGTTATGTTCAAGCAGACCACATTAAACCGTTTTGCGATTACCCCGAACTTCGCTTTGCAATAGACAACGGACGAACGCTTTGCGTACCATGTCACAAAAAGACTAGCACTTACGGTGGGCATAAGAACAAGGGTGTATGACAAACCTTTCTCTTACAGACGAACAGGCCGCACTCTTTATTCTGTTCCAACAGAACTACGACAATTTTGCGTTCTTACTGTCGCAGGGAGTGTTTGATACTCGACAAGGAAGTGTACAGCTTAACTTTTCACGTGAAGGACTCATTCACTCCTTAGACTGGAGAAGTCACACTACTAGGGGGAACGATAGCTTGCTCTAGAGTAATTCACATCTTATACACACTTTACATAGTAAGTAGATAGGTATACAGTTTAGTAGACGCTACTCCTAACTCAAGGAAAGCACAGCCATCACGGTTTGTGCTTATTTTTTTACATGAATCCAAAGACGAAAGCTCTCAACAACTCAAAGCTAGACCAATTCTTTAGAGGAGGAAAGAAAGTTGTAGGAAGTGGACGATACACTGTCGCTTTAGGTAAATCAAAATCGGGACCCTGTGCGTATTGTCAAAGCAAAGCAGGTTCACATAACATAGGCGGTGGTGGAAGTCAGCCTCCGTATCACCCCAACTGCAAGTGCGGTATAAAATAATATGAGTGACGCCTTTGAACAGAATATTGCAGGAGTAACTAACCTCGTAACGTCAGGTGAGAATAAAGTTAACGACTCTGATATCACAAAGGAGGAAGGAGTTGATTCTGAGTACATTGACGTACTAGACCTTAAAAAGACTGACGAAGAACTTCTTGAATTAGCTCGTGAGTGGAAGTCACTTGATGACGGATATTCTCCTAAGATAACTCCCCGACAGAAACGTAACCGAATGTACTATTCGGGACTTCAGTTAGCGCAAGGAGGAACGGCTACGAAGCCTGTTTCCTCAAACCTCCTCTTTGAAGCAGAGGAAACGTTCATTCCTCAAGCTCTTGCCAAGAATCCTGAGCCTGTTGTTTTCAGTGACAACACCGAAGAGGGCAAAGAAGCCTCAAACGACATTAAGACAATGCTTCAGTACCACGCTGATATTCTCCATATGCGTTCGGTACTCGGTGTGATGGTACGGGATTGGTCTATTTACTTCACAGCAATCGTTAAGTACGGCTGGGACGATAAAAAGAATGACGTCTGTATTGAAAAGCGAAAGCCTCAGAACTTTATCTTTGACCCTGATGCTTTCATAGACCCAGCAGGGAATTACATAGGAGAGTTTCTTGGCGAACGAATGACGAAGACAGGACGGAAGCTCATTAAAATGTTTCCTAAGCATAAGGAGTACATCACAGAAAAGTGCGCTCAGAAGCTCGGGACTAAAGTCACGTACACCGAATGGTGGACTGATGAGTTTTGTTTTACAACCTTTGAAGATGTTGTCTTGGACAAACACAAGAACGAATTCTTTAACTACGAACAGACAGAAACTAAAACTGACGAGTTTGGACTTCCAGAGGAAACTGTCACACCAGCAAAGAATCACTTCGCTATTCCTCAAATGCCGTTTACGTTCCTTTCTGTATTCTCTTTACAGGAACAACCGCACGACATCACTAACCTCATTGAACAGAACCTCGCTAATCAAGATAGGATTACGGAACGAGATATTCAGATTACAAAGAACCTCGCTTCAGGGAATAACGGAGTAGTGTTAAGCGGACAAGGCTTTAACGTCGAGAATGCTTCACAAGTAGTTCAATCGTTTTACGAGGAAGGATTCATTTTAAATCCAAGTGGAGTTAAGGACGCTGTATATCGTATTCCAGCTTCAGCGTTACCGTCTGGAGTTCTTGAAGCCCAAGCCAACGACAAAGAAACACTTCGCTCTGTGTTCGGAACATTAGGTATCTCAGCTCAGAAGCCAAACGAGGAAGACACCGCACGTGGAATGATTTTGAATCAATCACACGACACGTCACGTATCGGTGGTGGAATTGGAGATAGACTCGAGGAAGTAGCCGATACAATGTTCAACTGGTTACTTCAACTTTACTTTGTCTTCTACGATGAAGCACACTACGGGGCGATAATGGGCAACGGACGAGCGGTTGAGTATGTAAAAATTGTAAACTCAGACATCAACAGGAACTTTGTTGTTTCAATCTCTCCGAACTCAATGAAGCCTAAAGATGAGGTGTCAGAACAGAACCTCGCAGTTGAACGATGGAACAACAAAGCAATTGACCCTATCGGTCTTATGAAAGCTCTGAACGAACCAGACCCAATGGAGAGTGCCAAACGACTGTGTATGTGGGTAACGAATCCTCAACTCTATATGATGACCTACTTCCCAGAATCAGCCCCTCCAGTTCCTGACAGCAATAACCCCCAACTTCCCGAAGGCTCACCTCAACCAATACCAGAAGGACAAGACCCTAACCTCGCTCAAGACCCAGCTTCAAGTTCATTATCAGCCGTTCCAATTAACACACCAGCTATACCACAATGAAAAAGACACAAAAAGCAAAAGGTCGTGCAGTACAGAAAGCATTAGAAAAGAAAATGCACCCACAAGTAAGACGAATACATCGTCAAGCCTTGGGGAAGGAATAATATGGGAGCACTAGACGATTTAAGAAAGAGATTTGGTTACGATAAACCTGTTACCTCAAAAGCAAAAGCATTATCGAAGTTTAAGAAAAAGTTTAAAGGACACTCAAACGACAGTTTTCCGAAAACAGACTCAGAAAAAAGACATTATCAGAGTAAATATAAGCGAGCTTGGAACGACTAACATGTCATCACCTAACCCCCACGCAGACCCTGAGAATACTCACCCTTCTAGGAAGTTTAAGAAGAAGGCGACGACTAAAACCTTAAAGGCGATGATAAATCGCCCAGCAAGTAAAGATTGGTTTAAGAAGTTTGGAAACCCACAAGAGAAATACAACAAGGCACGTACAAAAGCACTTAACAAAATGAAATAACTATGACAAAACACCCAGACATAATCGAAGAAGTAAGTGAAACACAAACAGTTGATAGTCCGTCAGTTCCAACTGCTTTTACTGAACCCGAAGTAGTCGAAGAAGTAGTCGAAAAGAAAACACGCAAGAAGAAGTCAACTGAATGCGAGGCTTGTGATGGGAAAGGTCGTATCACAGACCCACAGCGTGACTGGATTTCACCGTCGTGTGAGAAGTGTCAAGGTACTGGCGTAAAGAAATAATTATGAGCGCACCGCTAAACACTGAAGAAGTTCCATTACACCAACACGATGGTATGAAAGAAAACGAAGTACTAAAGGTCGTTTTAAATACTAAAGAGAAAACAGATGAAAATTGATAATGAAGTGCCAAGTTATCTAAAGCACTCGAAAGAGGAAAAGAAAGAACTCCTCAAAGGTCGTAAGAAAGGAGTTGGAGCTAAATTACGAGCGTTAATGAAGATAAAGAAGTAAGTCGTATGTCCGTTTCGCGGTTGTGGACGTTAAATAAAACCCGAGTAAATCTTTTAACCATATAGGTCTCCTGGTGAACCTGAATCATCTTGCACATTATGGGACAAGAAAACGCAGTAGATGAGTTTCTTAATGACGGTATTACAGACAAAAAGGACGAGTTCTCTTCAGACCCTACAGACCCGTTTAACGATAAGGAGGTTGTAGAAAAAGAAGAGGAAGAAGTGAAAGATGAAAAGCCGTTGCCCTTTCACAAAGACCCAAAGGTACAGCGTTACGTTGAAAAGCAAATCGAAAAGGCTTTGAAGACAAGACCAACTGAAACTGAAAGGTTCGTCAAAGAAACGGAAGACGACGAAGGAGATGCTCTTCTCAATAGAATAATCGGTAACGACACTCCAGAGAAAGTTCAAGCGGTTAAGGACTTTAAAAAGTATCTTAACAGTCTTGAAGAGAAAGGTGCTGAGCGAGCTTTAGCTAGACTCGCGGAACAGTCCGAAGAGGAACTCCGTGAAGAAGCTCAAGCGACAGAGGAACTGGAAGAAGGATTTGATAACATTGAATCTTCATTTTCAGTTGACCTCTCCTCGAACACCCCGACAGCTCGTAAACTTCGAGCAGACTTCGTGGAGTTCATTAAGAAAGTCGCACCGAAAGACGAGAACGGAGATATTACAGAGTTTCCTGACCTTGAAGCAACCTTTGAACTGTTTCAAGAACGGAAGAAATCTCCTACGGCAAGTCGAGCAAAAACACTTGCCTCTCGCTCAATGTCTCGTTCAAGTGACGCCTCTACTGAAACGAAGCAAGGAGGTAACTCTTGGAAAGACGTTGATAAGGCTTTTGCGAAAATGAGTTAATTATTAGATAAATTATTAGTATGCCTCCAGACATAAATCTGCAAACGACAACTAACCAATATCTCGCCCCTGCTTGGGTCGACCAGATATTGCGCGATAACTTCTTCTTCGGAGAGGTTCTCGGTAATACAGAACAGTGGAACGGCTCACAGATGCTTTTCCCGATTAAGTATCAGAAAGGTGTTGCGACTATTGCCTTCAACGGATTCGACCAACTCCCGACTTCACAACAGCCCGTATCTGTAAATATGACGTTCTATCCTACGTTCACCGCAACGAACGTAGCACTCGCAGGTTCAGACCTCTCCATCAACAAGACAAAGATGCAGACTCTGAATCTTATGAAGGTTATGATGAAGTCACGTGCTCAAGACGGTGCGGACGACATCGGAAACTTCTTTCAGTCAGACGGTACAGCGTTCGGTGGGAAAGCCCCAGCAGGACTCGGTAACATCGTAGACGACGGAACAACCGCCTCAACCTACGGTGGACTTTCACGTGCGACGTATACAGGACTCTCCGCAACTGTTACAGCTTCAAGTGGAACGATTTCACTCTTGAAGATTCGACAACTTGCGAACTCAATCACTGACGGTAAAGTAGCACCAGACTTTGCGTATACCGATTACACCACTTGGTCTTATGTTGAACAGCTCTTAATGCCGTTTCAGCGCAATACCTATTCCGACTTCAAGGACATGGACGCTGGTACAGGGTACAAGGCGAAAGGACTCATCTGGGACGGACTTGTTATCTACAAAGACAAAAAGTGTCTTACAGGTAACTTCTACCTCTTGAACATGGACTACCTTAAGTTCTACGGACTAAACTGGTGGGAAGGTGAAGCTGTTTCTTTGAAGTCAGAAGACATCAAGGGAAACATCTACATGTACAACCCAGCGAACGCCACGAAAGCCTTCACATGGACAAAGTGGATTAAGGCGTATAACCAAGGTGCGGTGAACGGGTTTATGATTATGGGGGGGCAATTGATATGCACAGACCCTTTCAGAAATGGCAAGTTGACTGGCGTGACAGGTGTTAATTAGTTAGAAAGTATTTAGTTAGTTCTTTGACAGTGGTATCATTTGGTTATGAGAAAGAAAGGTTTTCATCACTCGAGAGAAACCGTAGAAAAGCTTCGTAAGGTAGCTTTTGGAAGAAAACTATCAGAAGAAACAAAAGATAAAATCAGAGATACTCTTACTGGTAGGAAAAATCCGAAGGGTAGAAATGAAAGTACCTTCAAATCAGGTTCGTCTCATCCGCTTTGGAAAGGAGGAATTAGTCTCAAAAAAGAATACGCTCCGTTTATGGCTAGACAACGTCAAATAAGGAAGTTAGGAAATGGAGGTTCGCACTCGTTAGGTGAATGGAATACTCTTAAAGCTCAGTATAACTTTACTTGTCCGTCTTGTCGCAAAAGAGAACCTGAAATTAGACTTTCTCAAGACCACATAATACCCCTGTCAAAGGGCGGTTCGGATAACATAGAAAACATCCAACCATTGTGTCGATTATGCAATTCAAAGAAAAACACAAAAATAATTAAATACGAATCTATTATACGCTAACTAATCAAACATATGGCTTATGAATCACAACAGCCTCGAAATTACGACCCAGCACTCTCGAACATTCCTGTAACAACTCAGACTTGGGGGACGACTGGAAATACCGAAACGATTACAGACGCTTCAATTCACCCAACATCGGCTATTCTTGTAACACCCACTTCAATCCCTGCTGGATTTTGGAAAGTGGTAGTAGCACAAGGGTCAGCTGTCATTACAAGTTCAGACTCGGAGTCGGCGGGTTTGGGATATAACTACCGAATTCTCTAAATGAATAAACATCTTACAGGACTTATCGTTGGTGTCGTTATCTTAGTAGTAGGACTCTATATCGGAGCGAACTACTTCGGACTCACGAACGTAACTCAGAACATCAGCTCAACCGCAGGAACGACTAACTCAACAGCTAAGATAGCTTCGGTTTCACTGGACTTCTCTACAACTACCCCGACGACTGTATCAGACGCAGGAAAGTTGTATAACAGCGATGCAACAGACCGTATTGTTACAGAAATTGATTACTATCTTTCAGGACTCGGAACATTCAGTCGAAATGCAACAGGAGTTGCAAACCTCACCTTCACGATGGCGACAAGTACAGGAATCTATCTTGCGCCTACTCCTAACTTGATTCTCTCTACTACGCAAGCGACTTCGTCAGCAATTGATTATGTTGCTTCTACTACGCCAGGTAAAACAGTTGCGCCTCAAATTCGAGTATGGGCTTCGGGAACATATCTCAATCTATTCACGAATGCTACGTCGTCGACTGCTGGAGGAACGTTGGTGGTTAAGTATTTCGCTAATTAACAGTTAATTATTAGATATGAGTTATATTTCAGATTTTAAATCGGTTTCGCTCAGTCTCTTCACCAACAACGCAGGAGGACAAGCGTATTCCGCACTTCCTGCTCAGAACACTCCTTCTACCGTTGGAACTGGTGTACTTGACCCGAACCTCGAGTCGGCGATTGGACAAAAGTTCAATACGGCTGATGGACGAACTGTTGCTCTCGTTCGAAACGGTGCAACTGCTCTTACGACAGGAAAGCTTATGCAGTCGCCTGCCGAGCAAACTGCTCATCAGAAGCTCGCGATGACTGTACCGACAGCCTACCCTGCAACTGCAGGACAGACACAGATTCTTGTGACAAACGGTTCGACAGTTGTAAAGGTAAACGAGTACGCAGGAGGTACACTTATCGTCGCCTCTGGTACTGGTATTGGACAAACACTTCGAATTGCTTCTAATCAGGCCGCCGCAAACGCAGGAACGTTCGTCGTTACTACTGAAGACCCGATTGTGGTTACACTCGACGCTACCTCAAAGATTTCGCTCCTCAAGAACCAGTATGACGGAATTATTATCTCCCCTGATACGACAGCAACGGGTTCACCAGTTGGTGTAACTCTCTACCCTGTTGCCGCAGGAACCGCCGCGACCTACAGCGGAACGACAGGAGCTCTTACAGCCGCTGGTGTATCACAATACGCCTTCATTTGTACGAAAGGTTTCGTTTCATGTCTTGTTGACTCAACCGTTACGAACATCGGATATCCGCTCGGTGTGTCAAAGACAACCGCAGGAACCGTTGGTGTAGCTACTCTGACAACCGTACCGCAGATTGCAGTATCAGCGCAGACGCTCACCTCAGCAAACAACGGATTGATTCTTCTTTCACTCTAGCTCTTAACTGAGCTCACTCTACTCCTGCTTGTGACGGGAGTGGTGATGAGCTCAGATAACACTTATTAACTTTATAGGCGTGATTGTGCCTGAAACAATCTTAATAAAATGGAAATCACGAAAGAATTCGACGGAGTATTTAGATTCACAAACGACACAGACGAAGATTTCAAAGTTCTTTGGAATAACAAGGAGTATACATTTCCGAAACAGACCACCTGTCCAATGCTCATTCCAAATGAGACATTAGAGAATATTCAGGAAATTAGAAAGAAGTTCGCTTACAAGTTAGCCACTCGAGAGTTCTACAAATCGAAGGAATACACTCGAATGTCTAAGATGGGTAACGGACTTCCGCCTACGTTCGACGATAAAGTTCTTCAGCCGTGGATTGATGTATGTCTTAAACCTCTGGCACCTTCAAGAGCGAGTAACATAGACTTGCCAAAGGACAGCGATAAGAACTACAAAGGCACTAAGGCGTTAACTGATAAAGACAATCCGAACTTTCTCTTCAAGGAAGAATCAGCTTCAGTAACTCCGCTATCCGTAAGATTTCCCGATAGTCCTCTAAACTAATGAAACTCCTCAGCAAAAAACAAGTCACCCAAGACGTAGCTCGCCAGCGTAAGGAAAAGATTGACGAGGGAGTTGCGATTGCCAAGAAGATTGATGTTCTTCGTGATACGTTAGGTAAAGAAGAACAAGGGTTGAAAAAGTTTCGAACCGAGACAGTATCACAGGTAACTCAAGAGATTCATTCAAAGATACTAGAGCGTGATTCTCTTCTGAAAGAGATAGAAGAACTTCACAAAAGACGACTTGAAGAACTCACACCTCTTGATGAGGACTGGAACAGACTTCACATTGAAGATATCAAACTTGATAAACGAAGAACTGTCCTTGACAACCGAGAAATTCTTATATCAGAATCTGAACAAAGAAACGCAGAACGAGCTAATGAATTACTCATTGAAAAAGACAGAATCTCAGAAGAACGAAGACTCTCGTCGATAATGCTTAACGAATCAACCGATTTACGAATAGAGAGTCAAACACTTCTAAGTCAAGCACGTGATAAAGCATACGAACTCACTCAGAACGCAGAGCTCAGAATGAAAGACGTAAAGATTCGAGAAGGGAATTTAACAGCTCAAGAAACATCTCTAGCTCTCAGAAAGAAACAACTCGAAGATAAAGAACAAGATTTAATTGAAAAAGAAACGTGGCTAAAGGACAGAGAAGAAGAACTCGACAAAGCCTTTAACGAATTAAGACGTAAACAAAATGGCTGACACAGCTTTAAAAGACCAGAACGATGTAAGTAGCTTGATTGCCGCTTCGTCGTCTGACGCAACAATACCTGTCAAACTGTACGCCAATCCTACTACGCATAGGTTGTTAGTCGACTTTGGTGGTGCGTCTACTCCGACAACGTGGGCTACTACGGGTAACACGAATACCGTTACGGATTCAGCAGTTTCAGCGACGTCAATGGTACTTATTCAGTACACCTCAATACCTAACGGAAATTGGAAAATTGTAGCAGGGAGCGGTTCGTTTGTGATTACTTCATCAGACAGTGAAAGCGCAGGAATGGGTTTTATTTACAAAGTTCTACCATAAATGGCAAACGCACTTAAAGATGAAAACTCAGTGTCAAGCATAACGTGTGCTTCATCAGCAAATGGAGATGACATTATTCGAGTCAAAGCTGACCCGTCGACACATGGGCTCAAGGTATCAAATAACACTACTGGAACTGATTTCGGACCCGCTAATGCGTTACACGACGAAAACGATATTCCTACATGGATAGCCACTTCATCGGTAGACGGGATTACTCCTGTTGTCGTGTATGCGGATACTAATGGGAACTTACTCGTAGATTCAAACTAATGGCAGACACAGCACTAAAAGATGGAAATGATGTTTCAAGTTTGATTGCCGCTTCCTCAACAGATGGAACGACACCAGTTAAGGTGTATGCAAATCCGTCGACACATCGATTACTTGTCTCAATTACTGGTGGTGGGGTGACGGAACTCGCGATGACAGGTGCGGTGAATGGAATAAATGCGTCATTTACAATTGCTTCAGAACCTTCTTACGTGGTTAGTGATGGGTTATGGTACAAGGCTCTTGATAACAACTCAGTTGTCCAATGGTCGTATCTTGCAGGGACGATAACAATGACAATCCCACCTACTAGCTCAATCTTCGGCATACAATAAAATGAGTTATCGACTTGATGAACAAACAGGGGATATAGTGATTGAAGGATTCGAGAAAGGAATCGGAGCTTCTCCTCATAAAGGAATTGCCAATATTCAGAATGGAAACATTTCAACTGAGAACGGTGAGGTGATGATTTCTTACGCTCGGACTCAACAGACTCTTGCTTCATCAAGCACGTCAGGAACTTTTACAGCTTCTGACGCTACACACTTACAAAGCTCTTTGACTAAACTGGCAGGTAATTGGATTTCCGTAACCTCAAGTACAATTACAAATCTCACATCGGGACCGACTACTTACTACGTTTTAAATCAAGACGGTAACTCAGTTCAAGTTTCCACAACTTACCGTGGTAGTGTCGTAGGTAGTCTTGGACTGACAGGAACGGCGAACTTTGCTCTTATCCGTAACATGGGTCAACCTATTTCCTCTGCTACGGAAACATACTCAACGGGAACTGCACTCGCGTATAGATACTATGTTCTTGATTCTAACGGTCTAGTGTGGGTGTTAGATTCAAACGAAACCTCAACTGGAGTAAAGTGGTTTCTTCCTGATATCTCAATCACCTACTACGGGAGCAACATACCAAACAGTGTATCGGTGTTGAATGGTTGGCTTTTAGTCTTCGCTGGTAATGAGATTTTTTGTAAACCGACTGTCATTCTGACAACATCAAATCCAGGCTATGTCAGTTTTGCTTCGGGGATTCTTTTAAGCCCAGCCACCTCGCCAAATCCTCACTATTCTATTACGACTCAAGCGGGTATTCTTTACTATACTGACGGACGATTTGTGGGAAGTATATTTCCTAACACGTCTCTTCTTAACAGTTCAACCGTCACTATCCCAAACATTCAATCTTACGCTTCGTACACCGCTTCGACCATAACAGGAACAATTTCAGTTCTAATAGGCGGTTCACTTCCAACTATTGGGACTAATGTGACGACTTCAATGCCCGTTCCTGCTGTTTTCTTTAGTACGGACGCTATTGCTACCGCACTCAACACGGCTGGAAATAGTCGACTCTCCCCCATATTTTATATTATCTACTCCTTGAGTGCAGGGACATTTAAAGTGTATGCAACACAAGCTGATGCACTGGCGAACACTTCAGCAATCGACATAGAAACTGGTTCATCGGGAACACAGTATTTTAATACGTTCTGTCCGACCAATACCACAGGAAAGACAACCATAACTTTTACTCCTCAGAATTTCGTACTTCCTTTTAAGGAGATTTCTACTTGCCTCGCAGAACTTGGAAACACAATCATTGTTGGAACGAAAGGAAATGTTCTCTACCCGTGGAATCAGATTGATTCGTCAGCTTCTGATTTGATACCTCTTCCCGAAAACAACACCGTTAACATGTTGACGGTAAACAACATGGTATACGTCTTTTCAGGTGCAAAAGGGAACATCTACATCACGAACGGTTCAACAGCTTCGGTTTCAATCTCCGTTCCTGACTACTGTTCTGGTATTGCGGGAACTCCGTCCTCTTACATAGAACCCTACTTCACGTGGGGAGGAATAATGTTCTTACGAGGGAGAGTGTATTTCTCAATCCTTGACCAGACGTCAGCAAAGTCGGGAAATTGTGGCGGTATTTGGTCGTTTATTCCGACTCAGAATATGTCCATATACGAAAATGACGGAACAGCTTTGAGAATGGAAAATCAGAACTCCTATGGAACATACAGTGGAGTTGCAACCGTGTTACTTGCGTCAATGTCACAAAACGCAATTTCACCTCAATACTGGTCAGGTTGGTATTCGAGTATCACGTCGGCAACGTATGGGATAGATTTTACCGATACATCACCGTCGACAAACACTGTTATTGAAAGTGATTTAATACCCACGGGAACTCTCTTAAAGAAGAAAACCTACAATGCTCTTGAATACAAGCTATCTGCTCCTTTGGTTTCGTCAAGCGAGTCGGTTGCTCTGAGCTATCGTTTGAACTCAACTGACTCTTATACGAGTGCTGGAACGGTAGTTCAAGAATCTTCAACGAATCTTTCAGGATATTTTTCAGTTACGTTCGAAAAAACTCAGTGGATACAAGTGAAAGCAACTCTTTCTTCCTCACAGTCTGGGTCGACATCAAGTTTTGTTCGCTTAAAGGAACTACGAATACGATGAAAACACCACAAGAAGAAATAAAGGAAATTGCTCAGGGTGTGTTTCAACAAAACACATACGACCGACAATTCTCTGTTATTCAAAGTCCGTTCCACACGCATAATGGCTCTGATAGTCCTAATGTTGCTTTTCCTAACATCACACAAAGATACAAAGCGGTGTTTACTCGTACTTGGCTTACGTCAGGGAATACTGACACGGTAACGTCCAGAGCTATACTCGCTTCGTCGTTTATAATTCCTGTACCAAAGACTCCGTCAAGTGGAAATTGGGCGGTAGTAGTGAATCCACTCGGAGGAAGTTTCACCATTACATCTTCAGATTCAGAAAGTGCGGGATTAATTTATAAGTATCTAGTTTTCTAATATGAGTATCTCTTTTACAGAACTTCAAACACAGTACGGGGACTTATCGGGTAACACCACTTCCGCGAACTTGACTCGAGCTGGAAAATTAGCGAACATCGAACATCGCTATCTCCTTCAGAAGTATTTCAATAACGAAGCGTCGTATACAATTGCGACAGTTGGAGGAACAACTCTGACATTAACCTCCGAACCAGCAATCGGTGATACATCAGCAACGCTTTCCTCAGCGTGGACATTTCCAACATGTCAGACAGTAATTACGTTTTCGGACGGTGAACAACGTACTGCAACTCTCACAGTTAGCTCAACAGCGATAACGTGGTCTAACGGGTTGGTTGGTACTTCGCTAGCACTCACGGCTTCTCTTGCGTCTGGGGCTACGTCAGCTACGTTGGCGACAGCGTGGGAGTATGATACCGCTTCGAAGCTATCACAGTTCACCGACGGAGAACAGAAAACGATTACTTATACATCAGGTTCTACGGCTATTACGTGGACAGGTGGACTTAACTCAGCGGTGACAGGATATGTAAACACCAGCGTATGTACCACCTCAATCGGACAAGGAGGTATTCAAACGTACAATCTTCCTCCGAACTATTCAAAGTTAAAGACTGGAACTCTTACGATAGGTTCTCTGAAATGGACACCTACTGAAATCCTCTCACGAGAAGAATGGGATAGATTAAACGTCTTTCCATACTACGCAGATATTCCTTCGCACTTCTTTATCTACAATGGAAAGTTCAATCTGTGGCCGATTCCTTCAACGACTGGGAATATAATATCATTCAACTACAAGTTCCGAGTACCTGACCTTTCACTTGCTGACTACACAACTGGAACGGTTTCCGTTTCTAACGGTGGAATGACGGTAACAGGTTCAGGAACATCTTGGATTCTCACAACGAACGCTCAAAGTGAAAGCCGTTGGATTAAGATTGATGTCGGTTCTTCAAAAGGAGACAATCTTTGGTATCAAGTAGCCTCCGTAGATAGCACCACCTCACTCACATTACTTGCGCCTTATCAGGGAATCACAGTTTCAGGAGGAACGTATACACTTGGACAGATGCCCCTTCTTATGGAAGACTTTCAGGACATGCTTATATGGAAACCTCTGATATTCTACTTCGCTTCTCCCGCTCTTGGTAACGACCAAGCAAGCAAAGATGAATATCAAGGTTTGTATGACGAGAAGCTGAAACAACTCGCGGAGTATGCAGGAAGCAAAACAATCAACGTCAATTTATCACCAAAGGGTTTGAGTCGTAACCCTAATCTTTATCAGCAGAATATAGGTTAATAATATGTCATCAGGTTTCACAACTAACGGTTCGACTCCTCAAGACAGAAATCCATTTTCAGGAATAATGGGACGTCTTGGAAACGCTAAAACAGCAGTCGGAAATGCTCTCAATAAAGCAGGACAGGGAATAACGGACTTTAGAAATGCAGTCAATACACCTCCAAAGCCTCCTCAATCGGTGGCTCCTCAAGCACCCACGACACCAATTTCGACTCAAACCCACAAGAACCCTGATGGCACTGTTATAACTACGAAATACGACACTAAACAATCCGCTACGCCAGTTTCAAAAACTACCACATCAGAGAAAACAGGAAGTAATTCAGGAATGATTAACTCCTCTCCGAAACCTTCAACAGGTTATGCTCAGTCAGACCCAAATAGGATTGTCAATCAGACGACAGGACAGACAGCAGGACAAGCCGCCACAGGTACTGCTTCGACAACACCGAACTTTACTCCTCCGAAACCTGACGAACCTGTTAAACAAAAACCTCCTGAAACATATTCAGGACTCGCTACTGAAAGTGCTGATACGGCAAGAGGGAACACTGACATTGGAAATCGTATCGCTGACACCGCAGAACGATACGGGGGTGCTATTCGAGACGTAGGACAGAAATCAGAAGGAGCTCAAATAGGATATCTTACAAGTGGACTTACTTCTCCTGTAGCACAGGGATTAGCGGGAAATGTTGCTCGTTCAGCCGCCGCACAGCAAACAGCGTTAAGTGCTGGTGAAGAAGCCGCCCTAAAGGGTACTGGACAACTTCTTGAGGCACAGCAACAGAAACAGCAAGGCTTGTTAGGAACAGCACAGATGACTCCTGAAGCTCTACGATATGGTGGGACTGAAGGTAGTTCCGTAATGGGGAACTCGATTGATAATGCTGTGAATATGATAAAGGAGGGAGCAACTACTCAAGACGCAATGGCTAATATCATAGGAGGTGATGTAGGGGCGAACGAGTTTATCAAACGAATGAAGCAGTTTGACCCTAACTGGAATCCGACCTCTTCGAATTCGATTGCAGTTCAGAATATGAAACAAGGACAGCTTTATCAGGAACAGGCCGTAAATCTTGACACTGGTTTGAAACAGTTAGACCTTATCACTCCTACTGCAATAGACTTCCTGAACAAATCAGGGCTTAATTCTCAAGAAAATCCATTCTTTAACAAGTCGGTAAACGAGTACATCGGACAACTTAAAAATCCTGCTGATATTAAAATCCTAAACGCCTTAATGGGAGATATTAAGAAGTACACCGCACAGATTCTTGGGGCAACAGGTGAAATAAATCCTACTCGAATCGGGGAAATCAATGACACCTTTGACCCTTCAGAATTAAATGCTCAGCAATTGACCTCATTCCTTGAATCTCTCAAAACTTTGGGCGTAAATCAGCTCTCAGTTCTTCAAGGACAGGCTAGTAAATCATACGGCGGGGGGACAGGATATCAGGGAGGCACAGCAATTCCGAATACGTCGTTAAACACCACTCCAGAAAATAGTCCTTCACCTTTGAATACCGATAATCCAGTTCTTCAAGGTTTAATTGGGGGTGCTAAGAGAGGTGTAGGTTCAATAGTCGGATTTGCTAAATCAATCTTGGACTAATATGGACGAAACTGAAAAAATATCACGAGCAATAACTAAAGCTCTAGCCTACGCAGAAAACGGAGGTAAACCTGACATTGATAATCCTCGAAAAGGAAAGACTGGTGAGTTAAAATCAATTTATCAGTTTACACCTAGCACGTGGAAGCTCTATGCGAAAGAAGTTATGGGAGATGAAAATTCACCACTTACTGCTGATAATGAGACATACGTTGTAAATGAGAAAGTGAAAAAGTGGGTTAATCAAGGTTACACCTCGAGACAGATTGCCTCAATGTGGAACGCAGGAGAAAAAGAGAAAGACGCTTATACTGGAAAGTTTTCGAACGGACAACCTTCGACGGGAGTAAATAAAAAATACGGTGTTAAGTTTGATGTTCCGAGTTACGCAAGTAAAGTTCAAGATTATTCGAAAGAGTTCTATTCTGAAAAGCCAAAAGAACCCTTGGCTGTAGCTCAAAAAGAAGGAGGAAATACAGCACTTTCAACAGTGCTTTCGTTAATTAAACAAGGGAGTTCATCTTCCAAGAGGACGACCACGGTTGAAAATCCACCTGAGCAGAAGAACGACCAGAAGACCAATAATTACTGAAAATAATACCATACCCATTATAATACACCATTATCAGTAAATAAGCAAGCCTAGTTATCCACAACATATGAAATTGAAAAACTTACAATTCGCACTTCTCGTAGCTCTGATAACGATACTGTCGGGTGCGGGAATTGCTACAGCGATTAACGTATCAGTGCCTGTCGCACCTTCGTCAGGGTACGGTCTTATCAGTACGACAACTGGTGCGTGGATTTACACCACCTTAACTCCTTTCACTGTGGGAGCTATAACAGCAACGTCTACGAAGATTAAGTCTACCTTCTCGTATGCTTCAACTACCGCCCTTTCCTCTCCTACACTTTGCATTTCGAACGATTGTCGGACTAGTTGGCCGTCAAGTTCAGGTTCAGGAAATGTTTCAACGTCAACATCTGAGACTTCGGGATATGTTCCTTATTGGACTTCGACAGCGTCAACTCCCGCGACCCTCGGTAGCGATTCAGGTTTTCAGTTTAATGCGACTAACGATAGACTAACGGTTCCTTACGCCTCCACAACCGCTTTGTCAGCCACAACCCTCTGTCTTACTACCTGTATCACTTCGTTTAGTTCTGGAACGGTTACTTCAATTACAGCAGGACTTGGGCTAGACGGAGGGACGATAACAACATCAGGTACACTCTCGCTCAAATCCTATATTGCAACCTCAACTGCTGATACCGCTAATCAGGTGTTGTTCTTCACCTCTACTGGTTCCACCCCTGCAACATTCGGAGGACATACGGGATTGACCTATTCGTCAACAGCTTCCCTTCTTACGGCAACATACGCCTCAACCACCGCTATGTCCGTGTCGGGTTCACTCGCTGTACCGACTCAAGCCTCTACTACTAAAACAATCGCTGTATCAGATACTCAGTTCAAGTTCGTAGCAGGGAACGGATTGACGAACATTCTCACAGGAACTTCGTCGCCTGCAGTAAATCTTGCTTCGACGTCACTGGATGCTTTCGGAAAGAAATTCAACTCGGCTACGAGTACGTTCCTTTTAAAGAACGACCCTGAGCCGTTCACATTGATAGGGTTCTACTGTGTCGCAAGCTCAACAGGAACAGCTCTTGTTCACTTTGCAGACGACGCTGGAAACAGTACAGAGACAAGTACCTGTACAAGCGGAAGCTTCACTAGAACAGTTTCAAACAACACGTGGACAGCGTTTGAAGGATTTAACATCGTTGCAAGCTCAACTAAAGGACAAGTATCACGTATTACGGTGACGGCTGTCGTTAACAAGACATCAGATTAGTCCAACAATCATGAGTACTTCAACCATGTTACAGATTTTAGCTGAAGCAAAAGTGATATTGCTATCGATGTTAATTTCACTTTCTCCTAATCTTGGAGCCGTTGATACTCCTGTCATTGGAAGCAACGAACAGACGATTGTCCAAAAGATTGAGGGAAAAAATTCTTCAGAAAGACACAAGATTCAAGGAGAAGAAGTTGCGAAATCAATTCCTATAGGTTTTATTCAACGTGAAAAATACGGTATTGACATTGTTTCTGTTTTACCAGTGCCGAAAGGAATTGAAGTGTACGCTCGTGTATGGGATAAAAACGGACAGATAGGCTTCGGTGAAGACGGAAAGGTGGATATTGAAAGATTTTCCTTTTTTCCCGCTCCATTTACGGTGACAGATTCGAACGGCGACATTGTAAGGACTAAAGTGAATGAGAAAACTGGTGAAACTGAAACAAGAAAATTACGTGAAGACCCAAAGGAGGCGTTGTTGCAATCGCTGGAACACACTATTTCAGTAAAACTGCAAAAGCATGGAAGCGAGAAAATTGTCGCAGGAAAAGTTGGTAACACAACTACTACTTGCTACTCTGACCCTGACCCAGAAAGCACCAGTGTGGACGGGAACGTTTGGGTTGACGTGGCTAATTCGAATTGGTCGACTTTAGTGGGACATGCTGGAACTAATGCTTCCGATACAGATACATTTGCTTTTGCAACATACTTCGACACGTCAGCGACTACTGACAAGTTCCAGACATTGTATCGAGGTATCTTTT